TCATCAGCATCCATCGAGATACAGTAGTCAACATCAAACGGTAGGCTTGCTAATGCGTAGTTTCTAGCATCATCAAATCGCCAAGGTTTAATTGAAATTTCAACTACCTTAATACCCAGACTACGAGCAATGTCAACGGTGCCATCAGTAGAGCCAGTATCAGCGATGAGTAGATAATCTGCATCCTTCGCTGACTCATACCAACTTTGGATATGCTTTGCTTCATTAAGGGTAATCGTATATACAGCTACTTTCATAGCAGTAGTTTACATACCACCTAACATTAAAATACCTGGTAGTGCGTTTGCGTCCAATCCTGCTGGTCCGGTTGCGCCTGTTGGACCAGTAGGTCCAGTTGCTCCAGTAGCTCCGGTAGATCCAGTTGCTCCAGTCGGGCCAGTTGGTCCTGTGCTTCCTGTATTACCGATAGATCCAGTCGCTCCTGTAGCACCTGTTACTCCTTGAATACCTTGTGGACCTGTAGCACCTGTAGGTCCAATAGGACCTGTAACACCATCTGTACCTGTAGCGCCCGTAGCACCAGTTGCACCTGTGGCACCAGCCACACCTGCAGTACCAGTTGCACCCGTAGGTCCTGTAGGACCGGTTGCACCAGTAGCGCCATCAATACCCATTGTGCCTGTGGCACCAGTAGGACCGGTAGGTCCTGTAGCTCCTGTTGGGCCAGCAACTGTTGAAGCCGCGCCAGTAGCACCTGTCGGTCCTGTCGGACCTGTATCTCCCGTAGGACCTGTTGGTCCTGGAACTGTACTATCTGCACCTGTTGGTCCTGTTGGACCAGTGCTGCCTGTTAACCCAGTAGGGCCTGTGGAACCTTGAGGTCCTGTGGCTCCGGTGCTTCCAGTAATACCTTGTGTGCCAGTAGGACCAGTCGGTCCGATTGGGCCTGTATCGCCTGTTGCTCCGGTAGGTCCTGTACTTCCTGTAGGACCTGTATCGCCAGTTGGACCCGTAGCTCCTGTGCTTCCTGTTGCACCTTGTGCTCCCGTGTCGCCGGTTGGCCCTGTTGGGCCAGTTGAACCAGTTGGGCCAGTAGGACCCGTAACTGTAGAGTCGGCTCCCGTAGCCCCTGTAGGACCGGTAGGTCCAGTAGAGCCAGAAGGTCCTGTCGGACCTGTAACTCCCTGACCACCTTGTGGTCCTTGGTCAGATGATATTACTACAGAAGTCTGTGGAGAACCAGTCTCAATTACGACGATTGTTTCGCTCATACAGTTACCCCTGCAGTCACAATAAACTGACCTTCTAAAATTCTAGTAATTGTTCCGCCTGAATTTAAAACTATGTCATAGACATATGAATCTGCTTTGATAGCAGTCTCAGTTGCGGTAAGTGTGACGGTAACAGTTCCTGCTGCTCCGCCTAAAGTTAACTTGCCATTAGCAGTAGATGCAACTAACGTAGTAGAAGTTGAACCTAAGAATGGTCTCACAGTCATAGTTCCTGTGTAACCAGTTAAATCCCAAGGAGTTGAACCTTCTTGGACTTTGCAAGCAAATACATAAGTAGTGGCTTGCGGAACTATTTGATTATAAACTCCTGGAGATGCCATTAGTTAGCCACCTGACGTAGCGCAGCCGCAGGCTCCAGTCCTGTTGTTCCAGCAATATAGTTGCAGATACCTGCAACGTCTAACATATTAGGGCGATCATTAATGCCGCCAATAAGATTAAGAACTCCAACAAGGTCAGTCACCTTTCCAAGCGATACCGCTTTTGCACTAGCCCAAGCCTGTGCCGCACCCGCTTGATCCTTGTAGTCAGTATAAGAAGGATAGGTGGCACCACCATTAGCCAAACGATTTAGTTCATCGTTGAGCGTTGAACCGTCATACCCGTATGTTGCCACCTATTACCTCACTTAACTTTTTTACGAATTTGTGCTATTTTCTTTTTATCCCAAGCCTTATCCTCAGCCATAGTCTTTGGCTTTGGTTTCTGTTTAGCATCTGCCTTCTCAAAGGCAGCCTTTTGCTTAGGCGTTAACTTAGCTGTTAACTTTTTATCAACAGGTTTGTCTTTTTTCTCAGAATACTTTTCTGACTTCTTAGCCATTATTTTTTCTTCTTAGACTTACCAGCTTCGCTTAATGCGATAGCAACTGCTTGCTTACGAGACTTAACTACTGGTCCTTTCTTAGAACCTGAATGTAGTTGTCCACCTTTAAACTTGTGCATCACGTCTTTGACGGTTGCTTTGCCTTTACCCTTTGGCATTAGTTTTGGCTTGGTGCTGGATTTGCTGGAGCACCTGTTTCGATATCATCATATGATGCGTAGCCGCATCCACAATTAGCGCACATTACTTCTTCACCGTTTTCTTTCCAGCCTTGAATGTTGCCTTCTTGCCTGACATTCCGACTTTGCCCTTCATAGTTGAAGCAGGAATACCCTTCTTAGATCCCATCTTGAATCCGGTATCCTTGGTGGATTCTGCTCCGCCGTCACCCTTCATTGCCTTAGCGAACTTCATAGTTGCTCCTTAGTTTAATAAACTAGCACCGATGTTATTTCCATCGAATGCTTTACCCATCTCATTACTGATATTGACTGCTGCGTCAATGTCTTTCTGCTTAGTAGAGATAGGCTCAATGCCCTGCTTTACTGCAGAATAATATGATGACAACTCTTTGTCGTCTTTCTTAATCGCACCTAATGATGCGCCACCTCTGGTTGGCATTAAGCCACCATCAAAGAATGGATTTAAATTGAATCCTCTTTCCATCTTGCTACCGCAAGTGTGGAACTCTTCTCGATCAAACTCTGCGTATGGCTTATTTACTTCTTCTGTTACCTGACATTCTTGGCAGGTATAGTCGTATCTAGGCATTTCACTCCACAATAGGGGTTACATAATCTGAGTAACCGTTAGCAATTAAGATTGCTGCTTGCTCATCTGTAATGACCTGGTTATGGCCACCGAGGATATAGAAGTCTGCATCAGCTAAAGTATTCTGATATGGATATAGTGTTTCCTCCACCATTCCATCTTTGACAATCAGCGTTACACCACGAGCAATATCAGTCATAAATGGATTGATAGGACCAGACAATGAACCACCAGTAATTGGTCGTCCAGCAAGACGTGAGTACTTATCAGGCCAAGCCTGACCTGCACCCCAAGTCTGGTACTGCCAAGGTGTTGTTGCTGCGTATGCCATTAGTTCTCCTAGTGAACTCACTAACAGAGCTGGAGTTTCCCCCAGCCCTGCCAGTCAACTAACTATTAGTAAGCTGTTGCTGTCTGGATGTTGTACAAAGCTGCGGTACGAAGGATGTTCCATCCACCGAAGTAGTACCAACCGATTGTGTGGAAGCGGCGAAGCGCATCGATTTGTGGTCCAATGACGGTTGAGATGTCTTGGCCCTGTGCTTCAGCAAGTGCTTCACGACCTGCAACGATTGCAGAGTAGACGTTGGTTGTACCGTTTGATGTAAACGGAACACGAGGTGTTTCAACAATGAACGCACCTTCAAGTACACCAACTGCACCAGCCACGAATGGTGTGCGGTCTACGAACTTAGATAGATCCTGGAATCCACCAGTACCTGTTTCTGCACGTAGGTCTGCAGTCTGCTTTGGATGTAGGTAAGCTGCATATAGTTCACCAATGCGTGGAAGCGCCTTGTTTGAACGTAGGTTTGTTACAGCTGCGCGGATATCTGATACAGAGATTGTTGAACCTGCTGTGATACCTGCTGTGTTTGTTGCTGTACCACCGTAGATGATGTTTGTGCCTGATGTTAGAACACCAGCAACAACAGCATCAATAGAGTCTGCAGCGTTATAAGCGATGATATCTGCAAGAGCAGCGTCTACATCGTTGAATGAAGTTAGGTTTAACTTCTTTGTTGTGGTTACGGCTGAGCCGTATTCCTGTAGTGTTACTGTAATCTGATTTGGATTACCAAGAGCGATTGAAGAAACATCTGTTGATTCTGTCAAAGTAGATGTAGCCTGAGCTAGATCTGAGTAGATTGAGAATACAACTGATGAACCTGGCATCGCCTGCTGTACCGGCTTTACGTCAGCAAGTGAACGCATAACAGGGATTGAACGTAGCGCCATACGGACGTACTGATCATAAGCTGTTTGTACGAGGTTGCTAATCGCACTGGTACCGGTGAGCGTACCTGATGGAATTGCCATCGTTTAGTGCCTTTCGGTTAGAGTTGTTTAGAGACCAGAGTTGCGAATTACTTCGTCCAGCTCTTCTTTGCTAGTTGCTGATAAGAGCTTTCGCATAATGTCATCTGATGAGTCAGGAGTTAATCCTTGGTCAACAGCACTATTCATTTTCTTATAAGCATTAGCTTGAGCAGGGTCAACTACTGGTTGCTGTTTATCTTCGACCTGAAAGCCGAATACATCGGCGTTATCTTCAAGCCATTTTGACAAAGACTCCTCAGTTGGGTCTAAGTCCTGTGGAATAAATTTGGCAACTTTGCCATTTACTCCGCGAGCTTCGAGGACATCTTTAATTGCTCGTTCTCTTGATTGTTTATTAAGACTTTCGAACTGAGCCTTAAGCTCTGCTAGTTCTTTGTCTTTTTGTTTTGCTGCTTTACGCAGTTGTTTAACGAGATCATTCGATTCTGTTGTGAAATCGTCATCGTCCTCGTAGTCGTAATTGGACATTAGTCCATCTCCCATTCTATGTTTGACGTAGGCCACATACTGTTTGGGGTACGCAGTATGGCTCCCACTACCGGTGATTGATGTCTCTCTAACAGGCCGGTGGTTCTGTTAGCAGGCTTTAGAAGTTGCCAGCTCTATCGCGGGCTAGTGCGCCTTGCGCTGTACCTGAAGCACCACCAAATGTGGCTTGTTCAAGTTGTGTTAAGCGCTTGCGCTTACGTGCAGCATCTGCTGCATTTGCGGTATTAAATACTTCTGCTTCTGCAGTTGCTTGGTTATAGTCACCAAGTCCTTGCTTTGCATAAATGTCGCCAAGTTTCTCAGCTGTTGGCAGGAATTCAGCAATAGTTCCATAACCTTGCTGTGCTTGTGCCTTAGTAATTCCATACTTAGCAAGTTCCTCAGCACGAGATACGTTAGTACCAAGACCTTGACCAAGAGCAGCACCACCAATTTCAGCAGCGGTTACCTTGCGCTTGATATTCTCAAGTGCGTTAGTTGGGTCTAGCGTGTATGCCAAGATATCTGCATTGGTAATATCTGGGTAGAATTGACGTAGTGCATCTGAGACTGCAGGATCTGCGTTAATAACACGCTTCTGTGCGGTAGCAATACGATCTTCTAACTCTGCAGCTGATACGTCGTTAGCGATAAACTTATTGAATCCAGCTTGAGTACCCATAGAATCCTTGCTCCAATAGGATGCAGGTAGACCATAGTTACGCATAATGTTCTGGTACTGGTCCTCAAGACCAATGTATTCTGCTGGAGTTAACGCACGTAAACCTTGCTTGATACGGTCTTGGTTAGCGGCAAAACGCTGCTTGTAAGCATCAGTATTTTGCAGTGCAATAGCAAATTGTGATGGAGATACATTAGACTTGATAAGGTCTTTAATGCCTTCTACAAGTGAACCTAAACCATATTTGTTAAACTCGTTATAAAGTAAATCGTAGGCAGACTGACGCTCTGCTTGATCTTTTGCTTTTGTATAAGCAGTATCTTTTAATGAATTTTCATAAGCAACATATGCCTGTTGGTCTGTAAATGTTTTACCATCTGAAGCAGTGTAAACCTGACCAGTGCCGTTACCACCACCACCGCCCCCGCCACCAGCGGGTTCATTTGTGAAATCTTTGTATAAAGTCCATTTGCGATTATATGGATCCCAATCCCAATGAGTACCTTTAGGTGCGTCATATGGTTGTGGAGTATTTACATCTTCAAAGTTTTGTGTATTTTGCTTTAAATATGTTTGACCTAGTTTGCTATCTAATTTAACAGTATTACCTGTACGGTCATCTGTAATAGTTCCAGCTGCGCGGTCAATACCCATAGCAGCATCACTTAACCCAGAAGCATATTGTTCTTCTACTGGACGGTCTGCAGTTAATCCAGCTTCTACCGCTTTTTTATAAGAGGCTTCATCTGCTGTGCGTGCACTAAAAATATCAGCCATTAGTTACCCCATAAATCCGAAGTCTTGTAGAATCTTCTTTGTAGCATCAGCCACTTCGCTCTTAGCTTGGTTGGTATATTGCCAACGGTCATCCTTGCGAAGTTGACGTTCAAACTCATACAATGGAATTTCTGCATCTGCAGTAATAGCAGAGCGAAGTGTTGGATCATTCATATCAATAGTCTCTGGATTGATTTCCAAAGTGGAAGCCATAATATTCTTGTATGGGCTATAGATAGCCGAAAGGTCTACGCCTTGGTCAATTAACTTAGCAACCTTCTCAGGCATACCAATCTTTGCCACATCACGAATAATGCGCTTATAGGTTTCAATAGATTCACCTTTGTTGATGGCAGAAAGCCAGTCAGGTAACTGAGCACCAAACGCCTTTTGTAAATCTACTCCATTGGCAGCAGCAACTTTTGCTAAAGTGTCAACTGTTTCGCCAGCAGTACCCTTAAACTTACCTTCTTTATCAGCACCAAATTTTAACTTGCTATCAATAAATGCTTTAAGTTGGTAGATATTAGTATCTAGCGCCTGGTCAACTGCCTCTTTAGAAATAGCATCGATTTCTTCTGGAGTGATTGCAGCACCAGTAGTAGTTGCAAGCGTTTCAACCTGACGGCGTACATTGTCAAGTGCTTTACCATAAGATGTAGTTGATTGGATATTGGCAATCTTTGTAGGATCACCAGCTGCTGCTGCAATGGCTTTATCAAATGCAGCCTTATCTTTTTCTCGTCTAAGAACATTAGCGTCAGTAAGTTCAATCTTACCTAGTTCTGCTTTTAATTTTTCATCTTTAGATAATTGCTCAGTTAGCCATTGTGTTTCGTCTAGCCCAGTTGTGCTTACAGCAGTACGGACACCATTAATAATTTTGTAATTAGTAACAGCAGAAGATGAAGCCTTCTTTTGTTCTGCAATTAATTTATTAGACCAAGTTGATAATTCTTTTTCAGTTGGCTCTCTATCAAATAAAGACTTAAACTGTTCAATTACAAATTCTCTAGCTTTTGTAGGTGTATATACTGTTTGTTGTGCGTAAGGCTCATAAGTCTTTCCCCCACTAGTATTAGTAGGTACCTTTACGTTATCTTTAAGCCATTGTTCTGTGGTCTTGTTGATACCTAAACGAGCATTCTCTGTAGCATTTTGCTGAGTTGCCTGAATATAAGCATTAGCAATAGCAATAGATGTAGATTGCTTACCAGTTGTAGGTACGTTAAAACCAGCATTCTTTAATAAAGTTGCAAGGGCTTTACGCTGTGTATCATTGCTGTTATAAATAGATTGAGCAATAGGGTCAGTTGTACCTGTGGCACTTCCGCTTTTAAAGCCAGCAGCATAAGGATCTGGGGTCGGTGATGACATAGTTGTCTTTTTTGGCGTAGGCTTTGGTGTAGCCTTTGGTGTTGAATCTGCCAATTTAGTCTCCCAATAATCCTGAGAACATTACATTGTAAGCATCTAAAGCGTTAGGACTTGTTTGTGCTAATTGCTGTAGAGCTACTTTGGTGTTCTGCTTTAACATATCTTTATATGCACTAGCAGCTGCTCCATTGCCAACGGCAATGCTGCTGTTATATACATACGCGTCATAGATTTCAGACATCTTCTTCAAGGTGTCAAAAGTTTGAGGTGCAACCTTGCGAACTTCTTTATCAGCCAACATATTCTGTAGGTCTTGATAAGCATTGCGACGGTTAATTGCAGTCTCTGAACCGCCAGATAGTTCACGCTGTAGTAATGGACGTACTGCTTTAAACTGCTTTGACCAATCAGTCCACTGTTGCTTTAGATTTTGCTTGCTAAAGTCATCATAGGTATTGGCAAGTTCAGCCTCATAAGCATCCTTCTGGTCATAGTAGAACTGCTTATCACGAGCTGTTGATATATCCTGAAGGAAGTTATCAATGGTCTTGCTATACTTAATGCCTGACTTAAACAATAGTCGGTAAGCATCAAAGTTAAAGTCTCCAACCTTTGGCATCAAGAATGGTGCACCTTGTGGATACTTTGTAAGTGTTGACTGGTTCTTACCAATCCATTCAACTGTAGAATCTACAGCACGGATTACAGATACTACGTTATCATCTGATTCAGATACTGTATATGGCATTTCTTCTGGGAATAGGCGTAGCCAATCTCCAGTAGCCTTATCTAAATCACCATTATATTTAGCAATAAGTTGGTTAAATGATTGTTTGTAACTTACGCTACCATTATCACGAACCCATTTTTCCATATCAGACTTTAATGTTGTCTGTGGAGATGCCGGTGCAAAGAAACCAAATAGGAAGCGAAGTCCTAATACAGTTACTGTAGCAGCTGAAATCTTCTTCTTGTAATCGTTAAGTTCTTGCTCAGATGGACGAATCCAAGTTTGAGTTTCTTCATCCCAACGTGGCTTAACGCCGTGTCCTGAAGCCTCTAGATAGGTCGCAGCCTTACGAAATGCTGATGCGTACTGTGAATTACGCTCATTACGATCTAAACCTGCAATTAAACGTGTTACGTGTGCAGGGAAGATTGCGTAAATCATTGGTTGGTCTTGTGCATATGTGCCAAGGAACGCAGATTCTAGTGAATCTAGCGCTGGAACCATACCAAATACAAACTTCATTGGAACTGCAGCTAATGGACCAGCAAATGTAGGGAACAATGAGTCTGGATTTAAAGATGGGGTAATCATATTTAACTTACCACCAAATTCAACTGGCATAGGAATCTTAAATGCTTCGCTAAAGTTGAATCCATCTGCAAGACCCTGCATTGTCTGGTACACAGGTGTCAAACCTGGGTAGAAGAAATACATATCTCCATTGTCATCAGTCTGCACAAAGCCAGAATGATGAATACCTTCATAAGTTAGGCTTGCACGTACCAAAGATTCAGGGTTATAACGTATTGTGCGTGAGAAACGCTTGTAGAAATCTTCAGTTGCACGGTAGAAACGACCAAAGTTACGTACAGTCATTGCTAACTGGCTACGAACTGCAGGGTTATCTACGTAAGCAAGTACGCGATTCATCGCTAATTGCTCAGTAAGTGTAACTAATTCCTTCTTGGCGTAGTTTTCAGCAGCCTTAAGAGCATCATCCGTTAAACCTTTTGTATGCTGCTCAAGGAAACGCTTTTCAAAACCTGTTTCCGCCATCTCTTTACGTAGGCGAATCATTTCGTTAATGACAATAGGCTCACGAGAGAAGCGTGCGTTAGCCTCACCCATAGCATCCCAAGTTTTATCAGCAAGAGATGCGGCAAAATTACCTGAATCTGCTACTGGAACAAGTGTTGGACCTGAAATATATTCAGGAACTAGGTTTGCATCGCCTACACCTGGTAGGTCATCAATAGTTAAATTCTTAGAAGATACAATTACTTTACCAGAATCATCTGTGTAACGAACCTTGTTAAGAAGATCCATATTGATATCGCCATTGCGCTTGGCAAATAGGTTCTTAACTGCCTCGTATGCACGCTCTGCGTGTACGTTTACGTTACCGCCAGCGCTATAAAGCTGAAAGCGCTCGCGTGCTTTAGGGCTAAGTTCTGCTAGATACTTACGCATCTCAGCAATAGCCAATTCTTTGTTATCTAAATGCTTAACTGCGATAGATGCTAGTGAATCATTAGCGGTAATACCAAGTTGAACAAGCCAAGATACACGGCTTTGTTGATTTGCTACTGGGTTAAACTGTGTAAATGACTGCTCGCCAGTGGCTTGCTTGTATTTAACACCATTGATTTCAAGTTCACCCATCTTACCAAAGCGAGATACATCTTCAGTTACAGATAGGTAACGGTCTCCACCACGAAGGGCGTTCTTTCCACCTTCTGATACGGTAGCAAGTGTGTCATCTAGGTTGCCATACTTAGCAATATCAGCTAGATACTCAGCACCTTGTGGGTCTAACTTGTAAGCAAGTTTGTTTTCTAAAACAGATTCAGCAAATACTTGACGTACTTCATCAGGTGTCTTAGCTGCCGCTAATTTAGCAGCGTATTTTGCAGATTCTTCTTTGCGAATAAACTTATTAATAACACCAAGTTCACCTGCTTCAGTATCTAACTTAGCAGTTTTCTTTAATGTAGCCTTAACTGTATCTTCTGCGCCAATACCACGAGCAATGCGTAGACGTGTAGATAAAGCACGACCCTTTACAATACCCCAAGTAGAATCACCGATTGCAAGATGCAACATTAAATCTTCTGCTGCGTTACGCAAAGCAAAACGTGGACCAGCAAGAGTTCCAAGAACCCAGCCGCTAGTTAGCTTATCAGCCCAACGCTGATGTGACATACCAACGATTCGGTTAAGAATACCTGAGCGTGCTGATAGGCGATCTAAGTCCTGGATAGATGGAACTGCAATACCAGATGATAACTGATATGGAAATAGAGCCATCTGCTGACCATCAAAGTTAGCAGGGTTACCTAGATTCTCACCATTACGCACAACATCTGCTGCGTATAGTTTATCTAAACCACGACCTGAGAACTCATCTACGAAAGACTTACCTTCAACAGATTTAGATACACCACGAATCTCAGATACGGTATTCCATAAACCAATAAAGATTTGCTTACGCTGACCTTCATTACCTGCAGTAAATGCTTCTTGAATAATCTTTGCGTGATAACGGCTATTAGCAAGACGTGCAATCTGATAAATCTTATTAGGTGCATCAAATGAATTTACATCAAAATATCCCTGTGGGAAATATGGTGTAGTTGTAAACTTGCGAGCAAAGCGGTCTAAGCGACCTTGAATCTGGTTTACAGAAAAACGAATAACTCCGTCTTTTTCATTCTTTAACTTACCAACGCCTTTTTCTAATTGGGCAATTTGGTCAGTTGCAGCATTAAGACCAGTAGTAATATCTTCATACTGTGGTGCTTTACCATACAAAGCTGTAACAATGTTCTGTCCAACTTTATCAATGTTAAATACTTTATCTGCCTTGGTATAGGTATAAACACGTAGTCTGCGAGCAGGGTCCATCTTTGGAATTAATGGAGTTACGCGACCTGGTTGACCTTGTAGAATCTTAGTTACATCTGCGTGGTTTGCTAGATAGTTCTTAGCAGTAGCAGCATCCTTAACGCCAGCCTTGATAAACTCATCAACGGCAGCAGGACCAAACTCTGGAGCAAGGCGCTTTAGATTAGTAGCAGCTTCAACGCTTGCTTTAATATCTTTAGCCTTACGTGCTTGACCTAGTTTATCTAATTCCGCACCATACTGATTAAAGAAGTTAACAACCTGTGGCTTTGCAAATACTGAATCAACTTTGTTAGCATCTCCAACAATCTTAAAGAGTGCATAGTTAGCAGCATCGTATGCTTTCTTAGCCTTACCAAGAGCAAGTGTAGGATCTGCAAATACACGATAACCAGCGTCAACAAAACCTGAGATACCTTTGTATAAAGGACCTGAGCCTTCTAAAAATCCTGGCAATACAGCATTGGCTGCTTGACGACCTGGAGAATACTTAGCAGCTTGAACTGCATCAACAGTATCTTGAAAAAGATTATCTTCGCCCTTAGCTGCTTTAGCAGCAATCATCTTTTCTTCATCGGTTCCATTTGCAACAATGTCTGCAAGTGGCATACCCTCAGCAACCTTGATTGCTACGTTAGTACGTAGGTCTCCATACTTTGCTTTAGCATTATTGATGCGCTCTGGGTTAAATACTAAATCGCCTTTGTCGTTTGACTTATTCCAAGCATCTACAATGCCTTGAGTTCCACGACCTTGAAATTCTTTTTCAGAACGAATAATCTGATTGGTACGATAGATACGAGTCATAAAGTCTGAGACTTCATTTAACGCACCAAATACAGCACCACCTGTGTAATGCCAAGCATTACCAAACCAACCACGCTTGTTGGTCTCAGGAGTAGCAGAGCCAAACATATTGTTTAGCGATTGCTTCTGGTCTGTAGGTAAATTTAAGTAAGCCTGTTGCGCTTGAGGCGCAGGCATATTAGATAACTTTTGGTGGGTATCAAGCATCTTGATTAAAGAATCAACTTGCTGATTTTCATTAGGGTTTAAGCCAGCTTGAGAAGCGGCGACCTTTAAGTTAACTTTAGGGTCTGCCACTATTACATACCTCGCGCTAAAGCGTTCTGATAAAGAATAGTAATTTCACCTGTTTGGTCATATGGCAACATCTTTGCCAAAGTATCTGAAAGTTTTTCTACAGGTGTTGGTGCACCCATTAATGCGCTAGATCCCGCACCTGGACCCAAATCAATACCAGTAGTTACTGGTTCTTGTGGTCGAGTAGATGGTGCATAAAGAGAAGTAATTGGTTCTTGCGCTGCTTGAACAGCTGCTGCACGAACTTCAGTTGGTGTTGCTCCAGAAACATCTGGAGTCTTTGCAAGTGGAGCACCGGCTTTTAATGCGTCATATTCAACGCCGTCACCGTATCCAGTTGACTGATATTGTAAATCTGTACGCTTTGCAAACTTGCCAGGACCTGAAACGCCTTGCATAGGATTTGTTGCATCCTCAAGCGCCATTGTCATCCTCCTGGATTGTTTCTAAATCTGCTGAAAATTTTTCCCAAACATTATTAAGTTCGGTTTCTCTGTTAGCGTGATAGATGGAGAGTTGCATTAACTCTTCTGTAAGTACATCTAACGCTGATGTTAAATTGTGCAGAAAGCCTGCACCCACTACTAAGAAGTCGGCAAGACGTACCGGACGACGTACTCTATCTTCTTCCATCCGGCACCTCTCGCACATAAACTTTATTAGCCCTTCTTGACTTTCTTGCCTGGCTTTGCTGCGCCCGCAAATGGAGCCATCACTTTGCCACCTTGAACCTTGTCGCCTTCCTTCTTGCCCTCAACTGGCTTTGCCATTGATGCTGGAGCGTGAGTTCCCTTCTTCATATTTGCACCTCCTTTTCTTATGCCGCGCCGCCGATTGAGGCGAGCAATGATGCAATATCTGGTCGTCCTTGTGGCGCACCAGGCGCAGGGGCCGCACCGCCAGGTTGTACTGGAGTTGGCTGCGAGGCAGAGACGGGGGCCGCACCTGCACCTAATGCTTGAGGCATTTGTGGTGCCTGTGGTTGTGGCTCTGGCGCAAAGGCCTTTTCCACAATATCTTCAAGTAGTTGGCCTTTTTGACGGCCCTTAATTACATCGGCAATGCGTGTAATGATTTGATCAACTGGTTGACCTTGCGCTGCAAGTGTTGGAACTGCTTGAGCGTATTGAGCAACTGCAACGCGTAACGCATCGCGCATCTCTTCGATATCAACCTTCTGCTCTTCTTGAGTGATGTTAATATCAACTGGAAGTTCGCGGCGTACATAATCGCGTGATACAAGTTTATCGCTACGCATTTGTAGCAACGCTACGATTGCATTGTTTGGATTCATACCAGACATAATGCCGTAACGAACATCTACAGAATAATCGCCAGCGATATCTTTAGATGGTGTGTACTTCATTGTGTATGGCATACCATCATCGTTGCCACGAATTTCTTTTACGGTATTACCAAATACCTTCTCATCTACCTTAAAGCACATAGAGATAAGTTCGGTAAAGAATAGAGCAAACTGCGCTTGCGCTGCCTTAATCTGTGTATCAAAGCCTGCCTGTAGAGCTTGAACTCCACGACCTGTAACTACGGATGCGTCAATCTGACCACCGCGTACTTCAGGATAACGAGCACCGATACGAAGTTCTTTATCTAGAACCTG